TCCATTCTTTATCTTAAAACTTTTATCGTTAGCCATTCCTTCACCTTCCAGATTAGCTTAAGTTATCAGCGGTTTTTACACCTGTATAAGTCGTACCACCATCGTCTGTTGTAATAGTAAACACGTCAGTCTCACCAGCAGCAGGAGCAGCAGGAGATACACCACCGCCCCATTCTATTGAGGTAGGCCATGTTAGGGTTGTGGCTACGGCTGTTGAGTATTGATAAACTAAATCTGCGTTGTAGTCCACAACATACATCTTAGTCCCATCTGCACTAAACGCCATACCAGCAGGATCGCCCGGTTGATTTTCTAACACAAATGTAATGCTATCATAGGATGCAGTAGAAATATCCCAAGCTGTACTTAATGTGTACTGAAACGCATCCCTCGTACTGCGACCTAGAACAAACAGTTTTGTACCACTATCATTAAATGCAAGTGAAGAAGGAGCAGAATCCTGAGAGGCTACGCTAAAACTTTTACTTGCATAAGATGCTGTAGATAAATCCCATGCCGTTGTTAGATCATACTGGTATATAGTGTCATTGGTGTCCCCTAGAACAAACAGTTTTGTGCCATCACTGCTAAATCTCAATCCAGTGGGGAAAATATCCTGACTTGAAACAGACAATGAAACACTATCGTAAGAGGCAGTGCTTATACCATAAGCCGTAGATAAACTATATTGATAAACAGCATCACCAGTTCTACCCACCATATACATTTTAGTTCCGTCTGGCTTAAATGTAATATCTTCTGGCGCAGTGTCTTGAGCAGATACACTAAAAACTGTTGTGTAAGATGCCGTACTTACATCCCATGCTGTACTAAGCGCATACTCATTAACCTCATCGCCAGCAGAGCCGCAGATAAACATCTTAGTTCCGTCTGTGTTAAAGGCAACGCCTGTCGGTGTAAGCTCTTGCGACGCTACACTAAAACTAACGCTATCATAAACCGCAGCACCCAAGTCGTACCCTACAGCACCACCAGTCACCTCTAGCTGAAACGACTGCACATCACCTGCATTACTGATAGTGTACGTTGTGTTAGCTGCTAGTGTGTCACTGAAGTAGTTACCTGTGCTAAGATCAATGTCACTGCTAGTGATTGTCCCTAGTGTTACCTTTGTAGAACCACCTACTTCTACAGCATTCTTTAATAGAAAATCTTTGTTGTTAGCCATTACTTAGCTCCATCTATTGCTTGTACTGCTTGGTAGGATGTACCACCGTCTGACGTAGTGAATGTTATAACATCTGTTTCACCAATAGCGGGTGACGTAGGTGCTGTGCCAGAGGGCCACTCTAAGATGCTAGGATAGGTGATGGTATAGGCTGTACCACTGGCAGTCAACAACAACGTAGCCTGACTAACAGTACCACTATCAGCAGGGTTGCTTAAGGTTACTTGTACGTCAGACGTTGGGGTTAGGTCAAAGACTGAGCCAGTGGATAGGTCTAGGGTGTTGGTGGTTTGGACTGTGGAGTATTGGTAGATTGCATCAGAAGCATAACCAGTAACATACATTTTAGTACCATCAGGTTTTATGTATATACCAGTTGGCAAAGTATCCTGACTTGTTACACTAAAACTCGTATCGTAACTAGCTGTAGAAATATCCCAAGCGGTAGATAGATTGTACAGATAAACACTATCGTTATCAGTCCCAGATAAAAATAGCTTAGTTCCGTCAGACTTAAAAAATAAACTTCGAGGGTTTCCCTCTTGTGCAGATACACTAAACACCTGACTAGCTGAAGCAGTAGAAATATCCCATGCAGTACTTAAGTTATACTCATTGATTTCATCCCCAGCAAGACCACAAATGTACATTTTAGTGCCATCTGTCTTAAAGGTAACATCATATGGAGCTGTTTCCTGAGAAGACACACTAAAGTTTTGCGAGTAAGATGCTGTAGAAATATCCCATGCAGTGCTTAAGTTATACTCATTTATGTCAACGCCTAAGTTTCCGACAACATACATTTTAGTGCCATCGGATTTAAAAGAGAGGCCAGTTGGTATAGTATCTTGAGATGATACGGAGAAACTAACACTGTCGTAACTAGCTGTAGAAATATCCCAAGCAGTACTTAAACTGTATTGAAACACTGTGGCAAAGTCTAACCCCACTATATAAACTTTAAGGCCATCCGATTTAAAGAACAATCCAGTAGGGCTTGTCTCCTGACTAGTTACACTAAAACTAACACTATCATAACTAGCAGCAGAAAGGCTATACCCTACACTCCCAGACACAACAGTACCCAAGCCCTCGTGATACACCGTTGGCTGGATACCATTCTTTACTTTGAAGTCTTTATTGTTTGACATGGTTCACCTTCCCCTTGTCTTAAATCTTATACTACTGGTTCAAAAAGGTTCTCTTTAGTCGTAAAGTCTGTGCTTGTAGCAGAGGCTGGAGTAGCTAACAGACGAACATTACCACCTGAGACATCCACATCATATGTAGCTAATGCAGCATTAGTGTTTACTTCACCATACTGTGTAGCAGAAGCTGTAGTGCCATTGTGTACGACAAGTAGTTTAGTGATTGTACGGTCTGTACTATCATCAGCTACAATGGTAAGTTCCATAGCTGTATAATCAGCAACAGCATAAGTAGCGATAGAAGTCTGACTTGTAGTTGTAGTCGTAGCTGTCTGACTTGTGAGGCCACCACCGCCTCCACCACCTTGAGATACCCAGTTAGTAGTATCCTCAGAAGGGTCTGTAGTCTCTCCTGAGTGCGTTGTAATAGCTCTGTAGGTCTGATAGTCTACCGTAGAGTAGACCAAGTCACCTGCAGTGTAGGATGCCCCTGAGACCCAAGCATCACCAGCAGAAGCAGCAGAAGCTGCAGCAGCAGTAGCACTATTGGCAGCAGCAGTTGCACTTGTAGCGGCGTTAGTAGCTGATGTGGCAGCAGCAGTAGCATCTGTGTCTACATCTGAAGCTACACCATCTAGATAACTACCAAGGGCATTAGCTTCATCACCGAAGTCAGGTAATGCACCAAGGAAAGCATCAGCTTCAGTTGCAAAGTTAGCTGGGTCTTGCCTACTGGGTGGGGATGGTAATGTGGTAATGGGTGGGTATGCCATATTATGTCAATCCTTCTACTTCTATAGCTCCGAATGATAACGATGGGCCTTCTAGCGTTAAATCAAACCTACGATAGAAACCATAGATGGTTGTACCATAGGATGTATCTTCTGAGCCAATATAGACGATTGGGGTGGCCCTAAATCCAGCCAACGTCCTCTGTATTTTACGAGCATTACCAGTTTCAAACTGAATGTCAAAATCAGCTAACTGAGCAAATGCTCTCTCTACAACAATAAAGTTACCGAAGTCATCTGTCTCTTTACGTGAGAAGTCTTCGATACTGATTGATGTACCGTAGTTAGTTACACCTAAGTCACTTAAGAACCCTAAGACAAGTTGACCTAGTTGAGCAGTTTCACCTGAAGCCTCTGTGACAGTGATAGTAACAGTAGAACCAAGATAAGGTGGTATGTCTAGCCACTGTGCTTGTTCTTTCTGTACTTGCTCTTCAAAGAAATATGTATACCAGTCAACAATGTTTCTGTTGTCAGTTAAAGATATATCTTGGTTGTATACTTCAGTTGCACCATCAGTCACAGTTACATTAGCTGTAACACCCTTTAGACCGAATAAGGCGACAGAGGTAATGTTAGAGTTTGGGTCACTTAAGACATACTCAATGCTATTTAGGTTAGTTACAGGTTGACTAATCTTCTGGTCAAATGCTTTCCAACGATTGGTAGCACTAATCTCTAACCAGTTAGTACCATCATCAGTTGTAGGGTCATTACCTACGTTACTGTTCACTAGGCTTTCATAGACCTTGTGTGTCGTACCAATAACAATGACGTTATCACCATCAGCGTATGTCGTACCAGAAGACCATTCAGCGTAGTCAGTTTCAGGGACATTAGAGCTAGTGAGAATACTGTTGGTAACTGTTACAGGTTTAATAATCTGCATCTATTAAGTCCTTGTAGCTGGAAGACCTTCAGTATCCCACTTGCGGTTAATATCGTAGTTCCGCTTGACATACTTAGAATTACTTGCTTGTAGTTGTCTGCTTTCAGACCGTAGACCTGCAACCTCTTCACGTAAGCTACGAACCTCTGCGACAAGCTCTGGGTTACGGAATAATTCAGCAGTCTGCTTAGTACTAAAGATACGTGATGGGCCTGTAGCTTCAATCTCTGGGCCACGTTCACCAACCATACGGATACCACCACCGAACATACCGCCCATAGCAAACTGCTGGCCTCTGGTAGCTTTATCTAGACTTACAGCTAAATAACCTGCGTTAGAGATAGCTTGCTGTATTTCTGCTCCTGTTTTACCTGAAGTTTGTACACCCAAACTCTTGGCAGCATCCATAAGCTGACTAGCACCTTGAAGTTTAATATGATCATAGGTCTTACCTGATTTACTATAGTCAGTCCCTACATCATACTTCTCAAGTAGTCCTACATCTCCACCATATTGAGCAATAGCTTTACTACCACCACCTGTCGCAGCAGCAGAAGAGGCTTTAGCAGTTTCTTGTGCAGCTTGTGCAGCATTGACAGCAGAACCTAATGCACTGATAGCTTCGGCTACAGACTTAACTGAAGTATCAATCCCAAACAATGCATTTAGTTGAGCTTGAGCAGCTTCTAGTTGTTCATCTAGCTTATCAATCTGACCATCGTAACGATCTTGAGCAGCTTGAGCTTCATCTTGTAGCTGTAGAAGAGTTTGTTCATCTGTGCTTAGTTGAAGTTTAGCTTTTTCTTCTAACTCACGTACTAGGTTAGTCTGATCTTGGAAGTCTCTCTGGTAATCGACAAAGTTAGTGTACAAGTCCTGAGATGGATCAGCAATAGCCTGTAGAGCATCATCTAGTTTCTTCTGGTCAGTGATACGAGAAGCACCACGTAGGCTACGTAGGTAAGCCATACCAGCACCTCTGGTCATACCAGAGTCACCAGAAGCACCCTCAAGAGAACCTAAGATACCACGGCTTACGCCTACATCATCTTGAGCAGTCTTGATACGAGCTTGAAGAGCATCCATGATGTCGCTAAAGTCTTCAGTAATCTTAGTCTTACGTGCTTCTATAGACCTCTGTACCGTAGCAAATGCTGAGTTCACAGCACCGTAAGCATCTTCTAGAGCATAGATTTGAGTAAGAGTACCTTGGTTTAGCTCATGTACAGCTGCACGTTCAATTTGTCTTTGACGAGTTAGTAGGGCAGATTGGTCGTTGAGTAAACTTAGCAGTCTTGTCTCTAGGTCGTATCTCTGTTGTGCAACCTGAAGAAGCTCATTCATAGTCTCGAAGTGACCAGACAAAGAAGCAAAGCTATCACCCATCTTAGTGATTTCTTCGTTGATCTTCTGTAGCTGTTCTTCTTCGGTTAGACCTTTAAGTGATACCTTAAACTGATAACTGAAGTTCTCAAACAGGCCAGCACCAATACCTAAAGTACCAGCAGCATCAAGGATACTCTGTTGCATGTCACCGATAGCTTCTATCAGTGGGTCTGCTAATTCTGCAGGTGCATCTTCGTAAGTTGTAACCTTCGGCCCCTTCAGTAAACCAAACAAACGACTGGTTTGTGTAAGTTTAAAAGTCTCAATAGCTACATCAAAACCCTCAATAGTAGTTCTTAGTCCACTGTCGAGTAGTTTGGTTTTCTTAGTGAATAGTCCAACGAGGAAAACGACAGCAGCAAGAACAGGTAAAGCAGCACCGATTGATGCCGCTAAAGGACTTGCACCAGCAGCAGTAGCTACAGCAGCGTTAGCACCCACATTAAATATACCAGCACTTGTAAATCCACCTATACCTAGAGCAGCAGAAAGCCCTTGACCAACCCCATACGCACCAGCAGCTAGGGTAGCACCAATTCCACCACCAGCGACTGCCCCGCCAGCAGTCCCTGCAGCAGCGGCATTACCCAGACCACCACCAACACCCGCTACAATAGGAATTAGAATACGGTTACGGACTGCCTGTGCAGCTAGATCAGCTAATAGCTTTACGAACATATCCTTGATAGAACTTACGAAGCCCTTAAAGTCTCTCATACCATTGGCTAACCAATCTGAGAACGCTTGTTCTACATCACCAATGATTGGTATTGTTTGACCTAAACCTTCATTAAGGTCGTCTACAGCTTTGTTGTAAGCCTTTTGACTAATCTGGTTCTTATCCAGCATTTTATCTAGCTCTTTTAGTTCTCTATTATAAGCCCTAAAAGGATCAGCCGCATCTTCTAAATCTCTTATTTTGTCGGCTAGTTCTTCTGTAGCATCTCCAGCTTTCTTAGTCTCTTCTTTTATCTTACCTATAGCAATAAGATAGTCTTTAGTATAACCCATACGCATTAGGGTTTCTATATCATACCTATCAGTAACTTTACCTGTAACTACTGGCTGAGACATAACAAGCTCTTCATCAGACTGAGCTTTTTTCAAGGCTATCGCAGCCTCTAGTGCAATACCCATTTCATCAGCTAGTTTAGCGGCTTCTTTTTTAGCATCAGAGATAGGGGAAGCCATGTCAACGCCAGCTAGACGTAGAGCTTCATAAGCACCTTCTCCAAGCTCTTTCTTCAAATCGTTTGCAGTATTGAAACCATCAATCAATTCTTGGTTAAGTTTATTAGCTTCAATCTGCGCTTGCGTTAAAGGTTCATAGATAGGTGTTCTTGCTTGAGCTTTCAGAATATTTAAGTTTAATTCAGCTTCTTTTCTGGAGACTTGGAGTTGGTCATATAACTCCATTTCCTTCTTTAATAGGTTACCTTTAACTCCTAGTGCTTCACGAGATTCCTTATATGCATCTCTAGCTTGTTTAGCAGATTCCTGTCTATACCTAGAATTATTTTTGCCAAACCGAGATTCTATTTCAAGAAGTTTAATTTGATCGAGGAGGGTTCCCATTTGATCTTCATGGGAATCTTTTATTCTTTTAACAGCAGCTTCTCTTTTTTCAACTTCAGAGGTCATCTGTTGTAAAACAGCTAGGCCAGATTTGTAACTGTTTTGTATAGCCTCTTGTCTGGCTAAAGCTAATCTGTCTAAGTCATCTTGGTCAGCTTTAGCATCAATAATGTCGTACTCTGATTTAAGTCTATCTCTAAGCCTTTCGGCAACAAAACTACTAACACCAGACTGTTTAATTTCTAGTTCTAGGGCGTTTTCCGCTTGTCTGCGAACCTCATTCCTGTACTTAACGTGGTCTTGACCAAACTTATTCTCTATAGAGGCAAGTTTATTAGCGTCTTCCATAGAACGAGTACGCTTTACGTATTCAGCGTTTATCTTAACTTGTAGCTCTCGTTGTTGGTCAAGAGCCTTATCCATTAAGTCATTAAGAGTGTTAATGACACTTTCAGCATCAGCTTGTTTACTTGGGTCAAAAGCAGAACCTATAAGTGCTGACAGGCGTTCAGCAACGCTTAAATCTACATTCATAATGTTAGAAGCATTACTGTTACTTTGTAAATCTTTTATAAGTTGTAACTGCTCCTGCCTAAGTTCTTTAATAGCATTCACTCTGTCAACTAAAGCTAGTTGATCAGTAGTTATACCTTGTTCTAAAGCTCGTTGTTCTTGTCTGAAATCCCTAAGTGTCTTAGTTAACCCAGTTACCTTATCTTTGGCCTCCTCTGCTGACTTAGCCGTTCTCATAAATGCACCAGCTATTGCTGTAGCAATGGGAACTATAATACCAAGCGTAGAAAATGCAGCAATAGCAGCAGTACTTTTAGCAAGCATAGCAAAAGTACCAATAAGCTGAGTGGCCTGTTGACCAAATGCAACCATAACATTTGTGCCAGACTGTACCTGAACAGCAAAGTCACCAATCTGATAACCAGATTGTTGGAACAAAACCCCAAGTTGGTTTGTATTCCTTTTAGTTTGTTGCATTGCAGCGGAATTTGCATTCAGCGACTTATTTAAGTTACCTTGAGTAGCAATAAACCTTTGTACAAGGGCATTTGCTTTATGTATAGACATAATCTGCCTACCATTTTCATCGGTAAGAGCAGACATTTGTCTTTTTGTATTAAGTAGAGATTTTTGATAACGATCTTGAGTAATCTGACCCTTTTGGTAAGCATTGACGGTCTTCATAATCTCACGTTCAAACTTTGCAGTCAGCGTTAGGGCTTCATCTAACCCATACTGCTTAACAACAAAATCTAACTGTAAAAGGTCGTTAGCCATTCTCTTCGCCTATAGTTTTGATCCACAAGTTATCAAGGGACTTTATAGTTTCTATTTCCCACGGTGAAAGTGTGATACTTGTAAGGTCACACCAAGCCTTTATTATGTCGTAGGATATAGGATTTGGCCCTGACATTCCATAAGTTCTACCTTCATGTAGTTCTAGGAATGACGACCAGATATGTGCAGCAACATCAGGGAAGAGTGCATCAGAGTTAAACTGTTCTACCTCTTCAAGCCTCTTCCCCATTTGTTTTGCTGCTTGGGCTAGGTGGTCAGCTTCGGTTGACTTACCCTTAACTTTCCTACCCATTCTAAAAGAGTGTTCAGCAAACTCTTCTAGTTCTGCCCTTACTTGTCCAAAAAAGCCTGTGCATCACCTAAAGCAGCATCTACTTGTTCACGTACCCAAGGTAGTTGTTCAAATAGTTCTCGCACTTTAGCTTCTTTACATTCAGGCTGTTCACCACCTACTGTGATGTTCCAAGACTCTACACACTTAACCAAGAGGTCTAATGCTGATGCTTCAATCTCTTCTGCAGTAAGGTTTAGCTTACCACCAGTACGTTGAGCTTTCATCAATCGACGGTTCTGTTGTGCGTGAGAAATGGCCTTATATTTCTTTGAGTATGGGCCACAAATTGTAATTGTCATATCTGAGCCATCTTCGTTAGTCAATAGTTCAGAGTTTACTGGGTTATACAAAGTAACGTCTGTAGTTTCTTTGGTAGTACCAATGTTCATCAAGTCCATAATCGGGTCTCCTTTTGTGATGATTCGGGTTTGTCGGGATGGTTATTGAAGGGGGAACACCAGACCCGACACCGATGCTCCCCCACCTCTAGCTAGAGGGTTACGATGTACGTGTCAGTTTGATGTTTGTGTCTTCTGTTGCGTCATATAGACCAACGAAAGGCATTGTGATCAAGCGTGACTGTGGGTTCTGTACTGGGACAGATGCACCGTTGTACTTAACTCGTGGGAACAAGAAGGTGTAGCTGTTAGCACCTGTAGGATCGTCCACAGATACTTCGATTGTGCTTTCAGTCTCGTTCAAGAATTTGTTGATCAATGTTGCGTCTTCATAGTAGACAGTCATTGTACCTTCAACAACCGCACGACCATACTCTAGTGACTGAGCAGCATCAGAACCAACAACGAATGTAGGTGCCAAAGAGTTCTGGATTGAGAAGTCAATCGAAGTCACAATAGAAATAGATGACCCACCATCAGAAATAGTACCTGAGTAGCTGTCAAATGGTTGGTTAGATGAAGCAGCAGTTGGTGTACCGCCTGTAGAAGCTGTTGTTGCAGCTTGTGTCATGTCTTTACCGACCATATCAAAGGTTGTTGAAACCATTTGGTTGGGTGCGATGGAAACTGACATACCAGATACAGCCATACCAGTAAATGTACGGAACTGTGAGATGTCTTCAGCAGCGTCTTCGATTGTGAAGTACTTTGGTGTTGTACCAACTTTAACAACGTCTGTTGAGAAAGAGCTAAAGAAAGCACTTTCGATAAACTCGTCAAAGTCACCTTTACGAAGGTCTACTTCTACTGAACCGCCAGCTTGTTTGTTACCATGACGGTCAACACGAGTCATACGGTCTGATTGAATTTCATTACCTTCAACACGGTCTTTTGATAGGTCAATAGAGTGTGTATTGAATGGCAAGTAAGCGAATGTTGGTGTCGCTGGTGTTGTTCCAAATGCTGTCTCAGCAATATAAGCGAGACTGGAACGGCTACCCTGTGCAAAAGCCATAGTTATTCTCCTTCAGAGATTTCTTGAATAGTTGTTGATTTAGCCTTTGGAGATTCTACCAAGTGTTCAGGCAGTCCTTTGGCAATTTTAGCAGGGATTTTATCTCCCTCTTTATATGATTTACCTTGACAGGCAAAGTTTTGTTTTGCTGTATACATAAGCAATTCCTTTATTGGGCGAAGATATACCAACCGATATTCACTGTTGCGTAATACCAAGGTGTATCTACAAACCCACTATCTCGTTCTGCATAGTCTACAGAAACTATGATTTCATCTCCACCTGCTGGTGTAAAAGAGATGTCTGTTGTAGCATCAAAGGCATCCATTACCTTGTTAGCTAGGTCATCAGCAGCAGCAGGGCCGTTACCTTCTGGTGTATAACAGAATACACGGAAAACACCATCGTACCGTTGCTGTGGATTTGAGCCTCGTACAGCAGGTCTTCGGGAGACTGGCACAAAGGCTACCTTAAGAAAGCTAGACCCTGTTGTAGGATCAAAAGAGACATTCTCATAGGCAATGTCGGGTAGGTCGGCTGTAGTGGAAAGATGGCTTTCTAGAGCAGCACGAATATTATTGTAAATGCTCATCCAAACTTTCTCCTAATTCTTGCGAATACGTGATAACCACTTGAACGCCAGTTAGCACCATCCTCTACATCTCTTGCATGTGGTGAATTATTACGAAGAGTAACTCTCATGTTGCCACTAGCAAGTTGGTCTGCAATATTTAATTTGGCTATATCACCCATAAGCAAGTTAAAACCCTCACCCTGTTTAACTTGTTGGTTTTGGTTTTTGAGTCTATTTTCTGAGCTTTTTCCTCTTGGGCGACCAGCACCTGTTGTTATAGAGAAAGAGGTTACATATGCACCAGTATCAACAGGAGAAATACGAGTAGTATAGTCAGCCATATCTACAAGCCTCTCTTTGACCTGTTCTTCAGCCATATCATTTAGTCGGCCTTTAAGTCTGTCAAAAGTGTCTTGTATCTTAGGCATTATTCTGAGACCTCACAGATATAACAAATCTTAACACCATTAGAGAAGATTGTATTTACCCTAACGACAGAAACTGTATCACCTTGGCCTATGATTTGGTCTTCATCATCTGGTTCTACTGCCAAGCCCAGCGCAGGAATTACGCAACGGCGTGAACCTCGTCTGATTTCATCACCGATAGGTAGTCCAGTGGAAAAATTAAAGAAGTAACCTTCCACCACATAATCTGTCGTTGCTGAACCTGAGACTGAACCTGTAGCAGGATCATAAGTTCCTGCAGTTGTCTTTTTTCGTAGTGTTAGCTCTTGTCCATGATCCTGAACCAACTTAAGGAGATCGTAAGCTCTGAAAGTAGCCATTGTAATTCTCCTTAATCGTAATCTGAGCCGTACTCATCACCACTGTAGCTAGGTGGGTTAC